TTTCTTGGAGTAAAGTTAGTTGGGTCATAAACTAGTGGAGTCATGATTAACGGAATGTATGGAGCAAATACAGCACCAGTTTCAAGGAATTGACTTCCTCTATATCCCATTAAGATGTCTTTACCTGTCCAGTATGGATTTTTGTATATTGTCCATCTGTTAGATAAAGAACCAATAGCAGTAACGCCCATTGCAAAGTTTCCTGCAGTACCATCAGTATCAGCAGCAAATCCAGCAATTGACTCTAAGTATGTAGCAACCTGTGGTGAACATACAGCCCAGTTAGCTCCACCTCTCATAGTTGATTGATGTATAGCATTTGATACAGCTTGCATTTTAACACCTAACAATGCAAATAATTGATTGTAAGTATTTCCTGCAGTTAACGCTGGAGCAACAAATGTTCCACCGTCGAATCCGCCTGAAACAGCTGCAGCTTGTAGCATTCCAAGGATTTCTAAATCGATTTCCATTGTAATGTACTCTGATAACATTGAAGTTAATTCAGCTTCAGCATCAATTGAGTGGTAAGCATTTAAGTCTTGAGCAAATTCTGGTGACCATTTAACTTTAAGCTTTCTAGTCTTAGCAACTAAAGCCTCGTTAACTAGGTTAACTTCTAGTTCTGGAATTTCTAAATTAGTTCCAGTTCCGTCCATTTCCATAATACCTCTATCTTCGAAATCACCTCTGTTTTGAGAGTTTAATGTGTTTCTGTAGTAGTATAATACACCAGCTGTATCAACGTCTGCATCTAATAATACATCTGCAGAGTTTGCGATATTAGCAAATGATGCTTTAGTAGTTGAAGTGTCATATCCTGACATTTCATATACTACAGAGTTTTTATCAACAACATACCATGCAGCAATTGTATCTAAATCTTCTTCAGTAAAGCCTGTGATTGTTCCTGAGATATCTAAACCACCAGTCACAGTTTCACCAGCTAATGAAGCAGATACTTTTGCTAATGAATAGCCTGAACCTGCACCAGCATCAGAACCAGTACCAGCAGAGTAAAGTCCGTTGTTTAAGTCAACTTTACCTTTTGAAGTAGTGTTTCCGAATAATGATGAACCA